CGTATAAAAAACCACAGCGCAAAGCAATCAAAGGCCTTGCATAAACTTGGCAAAGTCGCAAAGTACAAGCTTATCCTCACAGGGACGCCGGTACAAAATCAGCCGCTTGATTTCTTCTCTCAATACAAGTTCTTGGATGAAACCATCTTTGGTACAAGCTTCTATGCGTTCCGGAACAGATATGCCGTCATGGGCGGATACGGCGGCAAGCAGGTGGTTGGATACCAGAATCTCGATGAGCTCATACGAAAAGCACACTCCATTGCATTCAGAGTTACCAAAGAGGAAGCGCTGGACCTGCCGGAACAAATTGACCAGTACCAGTATTGTGAACTAGAGCCCGAAGCAGCAAGGCTATACAACGAGATTAAGAAACAGAGCTATGCCGAATTGGAGAACGAGCAGGAGATCACCGTCAGGAACGTACTTACAAGGCTGCTCCGGCTACAGCAAATCACAGGGGGCTTTGTCAATACAGATGCCGGCATTCAGCAGCATGTGTCCAGCGCAAAGCTTAACCTGCTTAAAGAAGTTGTGGCCGATATTATTGATGCAGGCAAGAAGGTTGTCATATTCGCAAGGTTTCTTCCAGAAATCAAAGCAATTCTCAAAATACTCGAAGATATGCGGCTAGAATACAGCTACATCACCGGCGAGGTACCCAACGAGCAGAGGGGCGAGCAAGTCAGAGCCTTCCAGGAGGATCCGAACCGCAAGGTATTCGTTGCGCAGATCCAAACAGCAGGACTGGGGATCACGCTCCATGCAGCGGACACGGCAATTTTTTACTCTGTAGACTTCAATTATGCCAATTATAGTCAGGCACGGGCTAGAATACACAGGATTGGGCAGAAAAACAATTGTACTTATATTCACCTAATTGCAAAAAACACAGTGGACGAACATGTTTTGAAGGCACTTCAAAGAAAAGAAGATATTGCAAAAATGGTTGTAGATAACTGGAGGATGTACTTTGGATGATTAACAGGGCGGTGGCGGAATAGGTAGACGCTAAAACCGGGGGTGTACGGTGAGTGAATCTGTGGGGTGGTGCGTATGGAAGCCCACTAGGCGAAAGCTGAAGGGCGCAGAGGATCATGCAGGGTGCAAATCCCTGCCCGCCCTGTTATAAATGGGGGTGAAAAGATGCCAAAATGTAAAGGATGCGGCGCTGAAATTATCTTTATTAAAACTGCTGGAGGCAAAGCAATGCCATGCGATGCAAATCCTGTAGTTTACTGGGAGCGCAAAGGAGCAAAGAACAAAATAGTCACACCTAATGGAAAAGTTAAATCTTGCGAACTTTCCGGAGAAGTAGAAAGAGCTACGGGGATGGGTTACATTCCACATTGGGCAACATGCCCGGCAGCGGAACGATTTAAAACAAAAGGAGGCGAGAAACTTTGACTATCTTTGAATTAGCGGACAAGCTCAAAGAGCTCAAAGAGAGAAAGAAAGCCATTGAAGATGAGCTAAAAAAGATTAATGCAGAGCTTGAGGCAACAGAAGCAGAACTCGCACAGGCGATGATTAACGAGGAGCTTCCATCCTTTAGCCGAGCAGGGACAACATTCTATGTCAGCACAAAAGTTTACGCTTCACCGCTGGCAGAAAAGAAAGCAGAGCTGTTTGATACCCTCAAACAGCGAGGATATGGAGATCTGATATACGAAACGGTAAACAATAACACATTTAGCGCTTTTGTAAGGGAGCAAATGTCCGAAAACGATGACCAGCTTCCCGAATGGTTGGACGGGCTGGTAAATGTGTACGAGAAGACAACCATTGGTATGCGCAAATCCAAATAAAAATTTAAAGGAGGAATTGAAGGATGAGTGATAAGAAAGATTTGATGATTAAAGAGGAGAATTTTGTAATGCCTGTAATGGACAATAATCTTGCCCAAGCGATGGGCGAAGAGATGGAAGGCCTACCGATGACTTTCACTCGGGTAAAGATCCCAACAGGCGGGGGGTTGGCATTTGAAATTCCTGGCGATGATGCGGACAACCCCGAGATGGCAAAGGAAATTATAGGCGTCATAGTGGATCATCACCCTATCAATGCTTACTGGGCGGACAAGTATTCAGGCGGGAACAATCCGCCAGACTGCAGCAGCATGGACGGCAAGATTGGCGTGGGTACGCCTGGCGGGAACTGCAAAACCTGCCCATATAACCAATTCGGATCCGATGGGGCAGGGAAGGCCTGCAAAAACATGCATCGTATTTACATCCTGAGAAGCGGTGAAGCGTTCCCGTTGCTGCTTACCCTACCGCCGACAAGCATCAAGAACTTTGGTGACTATGTTCTAAAACGTGTTATCTCCAAGGGATACAGGACCTACGAAGTCATTACCAAGATAACCCTCAAGCGTGCACAAAACTCAACCGGCATAAACTATTCACAGGCCCAATTCTCGCTAGTAGCACCTTTGAGTACCGAAGAAAAAGAATTTATGCGGAGATACAGCGAAAGCATCAAAGCAGTTACCAGACAGCTTGTGGTTGATGAGTATGAGGACGCACCTCCACCGCAGGACGGCGAGGAAATGCCGTTCTGATGCAATACACGGGGAGAGGAGGCCCTCTCCCCGGCCCTTACTAAAGCAACGGTGGAGGTGAGAATGTGGCAAACGACCTTGACCACAAAATTGACTGGATACAGTTCTACAGCCAGTATTTTAAACAGCTCAAAAAAGTGGGCCAGAACAAGATGCAGGGATTGTGTCCGTTTCATGATGATACTCACCCCAGCTTTTGGTTCAACATAGAAAATGGCCTCTGGAAGTGCGAGGCCTGCGGTGAGTCAGGAAACGGGCAGACGTTCCTTGAAAAAATAGAGAAAATTGACAGCAAAGAAGCATACCAACGCTTATTGAAACTGGCCGGTGAGTATAAAGAACCCGAAAAGAAACGAAAACGTTACACTGTCGAGGATTACTGCGAAGCAAAGCGGTTGCCTATTGATTTTATTACCAGCCTTGGCGTCAAAAATGGCAGAATTGGTATCAGCATCGAGTACAAGGATGAGTCTGGAGCCGTTATAAGCACCAGGCAGCGCTATGGTGATGGCGCAGGTCCACGTTTTACGTGGGCACGTGGCAGCAAGGTCATCCCCTATGGCCTGTGGCTGCTCCCCAAGATGCGAGAGCAGGGGTATATTGTACTAGTCGAGGGAGAAAGCGACAGCCAAACGTTGTGGCTGCACGGCATCCCTGCTCTGGGTATCCCGGGGGCCAGTACATTTCAAGCAGAATGGACGAGTTACCTCATGGGTCTTGATGTGTACATCCACAAAGAGCCGGACAGCGGTGGGGATGTTTTTGTTAGAAAAGTGTGCGAGGGCCTCGTTGAAGGCCGGCATGATGGGAAGGTGTATCAAATCTCCATTCCAGGTTATAAGGACCCGTCAGAGTTGCACATAGCAGAATCGGAAAACTTTGATCAGCGCTGGAAGGCCGTCATGGCCGCAGCGCAGGAAATAGACCCAAAGAAAATCGCAGTAAAAATCCATGAAACATTACCAGGAGCTCCGGTACAATTACGTCAGCCGCCGGGATGGCGCTTCAGCCTGGACGGAATAGAGGTTCTCAACGAAAAGACGGGGCTGTGGTCAAACATATGCAAAACACCAATCATACTGTCCCGCAGACTTAAATCCCTGGACACCGGAGAAGAGAAGATGGAAATTGCATTCATGCGGGACGGTGAGTGGCAAACGGCAATAGTACAGCGCTCGACCATTTTTCAATCCAGGACGATTACCCAGTTGGCAGATTTAGGAGTCACCGTTACATCGGAAAATGCGAAGTTTTTAGTGCGGTTTCTGGGAGCTTTGGAAGCGGAAAACATCGATGTGCTGGACCTTGCCAAATGCGTCAGCCAGCTTGGATGGTACGGAAAGTACTTTCTCCCAGGTCTGGAAGGAGACTTGGTAATCGATGTTGATGCCACAAGCCGGAAATGGATTGATGCTTATCACTCGGCAGGCTCGTATGAAGATTGGGCAAAAAACATAGCACCGTTCCGGCAAAACATGATTTTCCGTTTTATCCTGGCCAGTGCATTTGCGGCTCCGCTTCTTAAACTACTCAACCACAGAGTGTTTATCGTTCACAACTGGGGTGATAGCCGGAGCGGTAAAACTGCAGCACTCAAGGCAGCGCTATCAGTCTGGGGCGAGCCAGAAGAATTGATGGCCAACTTCAATGCCACACGTGTGGGCTTAGAGCGGTTGGCCGGGTTCTTCAACGACTTGCCGCTTGGCATTGATGAGAAGCAAGTGGCCGGTACAAGGCAGGAATTCATCGAATCACTAGTTTATATGCTCAGTATAGGGACAAGCAAGGTTCGAGGCGCAAAGTCCGGCGGGCTTCAAGCATCCAAGTCATGGCGCTGCATAGTGCTAACAACGGGCGAGGAGCCGCTTACGACAGGAGCAAGCCAGACAGGCGTACACACCAGGGCGCTGGAGATATATGGAGCACCGTTCAACAGCGAGGCTGAAGCCCGACAAATGCACGAAATAACAAACGAAATATATGGCCATGCAGGCCCACGCTTCATTAAGCGGTTGGTTGAACATATAAAGCAGGAACCGGGGGGTTTAAAGGAACAGCACAGGCAGCTTGTGGAACAGCTTACGCAGCAATACCCAGATAGACTCGGGTCCCACGTCTCCAGTGTGGCTGTGGTGGTGCTAGCGGATCAACTTGTTTCTCAGTGGTTGTTCGAAGACGATGGAAAATCACTAGAGATGGGTGAAGAGATTTTAGACATGCTGGACAATAAAGAAGAAATAGACAGCATAGAACGAGCTTACAATTTTATGCGAGAGTGGCTTATAGCTAATACGTATCAATTCAGTAATGATGCGCGGGAACGGTATGGCTTTGTTGAGGGCAATACTTATTATGTATTTCCGTATGTTGTGGAAAAAATCTTAACAGAAAACGGGTTTTCATACCGCAAAACTATAAAGGGATTTGGGGAACGAGGCTTAATAGGTATATCGTACAGATACGGGAAACCTGAGTATCAAGTAGTAAAAAGATTTGAAGGAAAAACTTCACGGTTTATTGAGTTTACCATTGACGATGATTTAGAGGAGACACCACCATTCTAATAACAACCGGGGTTTTAGTGTTACGTCTAAAAATTAGACGTAACGTAGACGTAACGCTAGACGTAACACTAAAACCCAGCAAAATAGCGCCTTATAATATATTGTTACGTCTGTTACGTCTAATATTGTTACTTTTCTTATAAAGAAAATGTAAACGAAATGCAAAAACTCTCTCTGCATTTACTTTGCAAAAAATATATATATGTGTGTTTGAAAATTAGACGTAACACGTAACAAAACCCTGAAAGCCTTGAAAAGACTGTATTTGAGAGCATCAAAAGTGTTACGTCTAATTTTTGAAATAGACGTAACACTCCAAAGGAGGGGTTTGGATGACCAGAGAGCAGCAAATTGAGCACATTAAGGCCAGACTGAAGAAAGCATATTCGCTTCCTCTCTCGGAACAAATCAAATGGAAGAAGCAAATCCAGGAACTAGAACAGGAGCTGGCAAGGTTACAGGGCAGTATATCTTTTGACGAAAACAAGGCAATTGAACTTCTCAATCAGGCCAACAAAGAAATTTTGCGAATCTGCGCAGAACGACGATATGGCGGCGACTTTTATCAGTTTATGCGTGACAATCCAGCAGTAACGCAGTACCTTGATGAAGCACTCAATGCCATAGACAACACGTTC